GCGGTGCGCACTCGGCTTGCGGGGCTGCGTAGAGCGGGAACCTTGCGCCGCCTTCGGGCTTTCTGTACAAAGAAATCACCGGATCGTCGCTATTCAATCTTTGCGGAATCACATACCCCGCCACCGCCTCACCCTTGCCGCCATCGGCTAGAAGGGCGCGGGCTTCGTCCCGGTCATTGAGCGCATGACTCCATGAACCGGCCGACCATTTCGGGTGGCTCGTTATTTCGCCTGCCTCGTCGGTCGTAACGTTGAGAAACACCGCTGTGAATGCTTTCTGTTGGCTCACTTCTTCTCCTTGGCAATGGCGGTGATAGCTTTACGGATGGCCGGGAGCGTGTCGAGCGCAGGATCAGGCGCGTCAGGCATGCGGATATATCCGAACTCCGTCCCGTTGACTATGAATTGCTCCGCGCGCTTCAGTGCATCCAGCGCCGCATCGCTCGAATCCTTGCCGCCATCGGCGCGGGACAGCGCGGCTCGGCATCGTCTGCCGCGCGTTTGTCATTGCTCACTTCTCGCTCCTTGCGATCAGCACGGTGCCGATCTTGATCTCTACGGGCTCGCTGCAGCTAAATGCAATCAGCGAGGCAAATGCCGCGCACGCTGCTTGAACCTGCTGTGCTGTCGGCTTGATCGCGAGGCACATGCTGTCCAGCGTCTGCTTCGCGTCCTTTCGTGTCGGGTGGTTCATCTTTCCGCGCTCTTTTAAGCGCGACAGCCAGGCGCCGCGCAGTTCGTGATCGTGCTTCCATCGACCGCGACGTAATAAGCGCGCGGCTAGTGCCGCAACCATCCATCTGTTTAGCTTCATGGCTTCCTTCCGTTTGGTTGTTATGCTGCTTTATTGGTGTCAATACTACTTATACGGCATCGCTTTTGCAATAGCTAAAACAACTATTTCCGCACAGTCATGCAAAGTTCACGATGGCGGGCCATCGGCGCTTCGTATCCGGTGAGGTTGGTGCGCATCCATTCCGGCGTCTCGGCGCGCTTCGTCTTGCGCTCGACTGCCTCCCGAAGTTGCTCACCTTCGAGCAGGCTGTATCGCACGATCACGCTCTTGCTGCTGCCGCTGCGTCGTCCTTCGCGCCATACGATGCCCTTGCCGACGAGAACATGCAGCGTGTCACGCACCGCGGCTCGCGGATGGTTCGGTAACAGGTCCATGATCTGATCCTGGCTGTAGATCGTGTCCGCCGTCATGGCGTCAATCAGCTCTTGCTGCGGTACGGTCTTGGCGGTCGAAGATCCAATTTTCATCGTGTTTTTCATGCTGCTTCCCAAAGGTTCTTTTGACCGCGCAGAGCGGCGTCTGTATCAATTCGAGGTCGGCTCGGCACATTCCAATTGCCTCCGCCACGTTGCCCGACTAGCCGCCAGCCAGCTGCGCGCATACTTGCGCCGCCTTCTTCCGGCAGCGTATAGGTAATCAAGCGCCGGAACCCGAGCGCCTTTGCCGCGCGCCACGCTGCGCCGTAGAGAATCGAGCAGGCATTGCGGGCGCCGTCCGTGCAGCAGCGATTTACTTCGAGTGTCCATCCATCATCAAGCAGTCGCGCCACCGGGCGCCCGACAATAGCAACGCCTCGCACTGTTTCGCCTTCAGCAACTGCGATGCTGAACTTGTGGCCGATCACTGGCTTATGGTGCCGATGATGAAGCGCAACAAATGCGTTCGCCTCTTCAAGCGTGAACGGAATGATTTCTAAGCTCAAACTGCCTCCATCTTGCGAGCGCGAATCGGCTCCCATTGTTCGTATCCGAGATCCCAAGCGGAGAACTTTTCCTCTCTCGGCGCCTTTCCCTGATCGAGCCACTGGTGACACCAGTAGCAGCCCGGCAAGGTGTAGATGTGATCCGCTTTCTTGGCGCCGCCTTTACCGTGCTTGCTCTGGTTGCTATGGCAGGGCACAACGATGTCAGGCGAGGCATCGCCGCCGCAGATCACGCGCAGATAGCATTGCTCGCCACGGCAGGCCGCTAGATACTTCGAGCCGGCGGCTACGGTCGGCTTCTTCGTGCGTCGGCGCAGTGTCGTCTTGCGATCGGCCAGTGCGAACGGCTTCGGCTCTGGGCGCTTGAAGCCAGTTCGCTTCATCGGTGCGGATCGCTTCACCGGGCGCCCCATGTGAGCTGTAGGAACGGATTCGCCGAGCCCCGGCGCGCGTTGTCACGCATGCGCATGACGCCTCGCATCTTTTCCCGGTAGCGCCGCTCGATCGATGCCGTCTCGAAGACGGGCTTCGGCATGTCTTTGCGCTTACCGGCCGCCCATATGGCAGCCTCGCGCCCCTTGACGCCTACTTTGCGCTGCCAGTCCTTCACGTAAATGCTGGCGCCGTGCATCTTGCCGATGTGATACTTGACGGCCCCGTATGTCACGCCGATTTCCTCGGCAGCTTCCTGGCACGTCATCGGGCGGGTTTTGAGCGCTTCCAGTAAGCGCTGCGGAACGGTGGTGGGTCTCATGTTCTCAAAGTACCTTTGCTTCGGCGCGCCGGTTCGCTTCCAGCGTCCGCCATGTTTCGATTCGTGCCTGCGCCGCGACGATGCGCCAGCGCAGCGTTTCTTCTGCTTCGACGGCCGCCGACAGCGCGACCAGCAGTTCGTGATAGTCCGAATCGGCATAGGCTTCGCGCTCCTGCGATGCCGCGGACTTGTGGCCGGCTTCCTCTGCGGATCGCATCAGAATGGCTTTCTTCGACTTGCGGAATTCTTCGAGATAGACGCGCTCGGCTTTCGCTTTGGCGTATGCCGGCGCCTGGTCGCGGAGATAGTCGAGCGCGCGGAAGATATTGATTTCGCCTTCTTCAGTCATCACGCCCTCGCGATCATGACGACGCACTCGCCGCCCTTGACGATCGGCCCGCGCGTCACGAACAGCTCGTCGATCTGCTCGTCGTCATCGAACACGCCGGCATGTTCCAGCGCGTCATTGAGCGCCTTGAGGCGGTTGTCTAGGTCCGCCGCACGTCGATCGCGCATGGACAGCTTGACGGCCATAAACAGGCGCGAGGAACCGAACTTGATCGCGTTGTGCTCGGCGACGATCTCGGCGACACGCTGGCGGAAGGTCTTGCCCTCCTGGCTGATGTACATGCCACGTGGCGACTTGCGCCAGTAGCTGTTCATCGAAGGGGGGAGGGGAAGCGTCAGGAACTGCGCTTCGCCAGATAACTGTTGGTCGGTCATGCTGCTTTTTGTTGTGAGAGCGTTGATTCAACGAGCTGAATCCGTTCGCCAATCCAGCGCATCACCGGCACGGCCATGCTGTTGCCGAGCGCCTTGTATCGATGTCCGTCTGCGGCAGGCTTTCCGCGCACGGTGATGGCGGTGTAGTCGTCCGGGAATCCTTGCAGACGCTCACACTCGCGCGGCGTGAGGCGGCGCACGGCGGCGCCGATTTGCACGCCCGGAATCTGTTCCTTCACGAGCGCAGACGAAACAGGGCCGCCACCAAGGGTCGTTTGCTTTCCGCCCGCTTGCCAGTTCAATGCCGAGACCGGCACGAGCGGCGTGCCGCGCCCGGTGCCGTCCTCGCTGGCATCGAAGCCTTCGCCGCGCAGTGAGTGAGCCACGAACATCCCGCATCCGCCATCGATGTGCTGATTTTCAAGGCCGAGTTTCTTGCCGAAAGCAGCATTGAGCGTCGGCGCGATTTCCGCAGCGATCAATCCGCCATCGCACTCGAAATCTGTACCGAGTCCGCCACCGCCTTTAGTGCGCGCGCTAAGGGTCGGGGCAATTCCTTCCCGCGGTTCCCGGCGCGGCGCAGGATTCCCGAGCATGCTTTCGCGCTCAAAAAGTACCGCTGCGGCATGTCGCCAGTCTCCAAGATGTCCGACAACGAACACACGGCGGCGTCGCTGGGCCACTCCGAAGTACTGAGCGTCAAGAACGCGGTAGGCGAACCCATACCCGAGTTCTGCCAGCCCTCCGAGGAGGGTGCCAAAATCCCGTCCTCCGTTTGATGACAGGACGCCGGGGACGTTTTCCCATACCAGCCAGCGGGGAGCGTAGCGCTCAGCAATGGCAAGATAGGTGAGCATGAGGTTGCCACGCGGATCAGCCAAGCCCTTGCGGAGTCCGGCGACGCTAAAGGATTGGCAGGGAGT